GAGGTTTCTGCTTGGATGGCATGATCGCACCGCAACCACGCGCTTGTATAGATATAGCGCCGCCTCTTGCAGCGAAAGTTTTGACGTTTGTAGGCTTGCCACCCACGCCCTGTTTTTTCGCCCTTTTTCTGGTGACAGCAGACTTGATCTCACTCTTGGTCATCCGAGCAGCGGTGGCTGCTGGGACACATTTCGGATATTTTCTTTTACGGTCTTTTTCTAGCTTCGATCTGCCACACTTCTCAAAGCCGCCACCTTTTTTGGGCGCACCAATGTCAACCCAGTTACCCTTACTGCCTTTTCCGAACCATTCGGTCAAACCGCCTTTTGGTTTAGCCACGGGGCACTCTCGTTTTCTTCTGTTTGCTGGGCAACACGCGACCAAAGCCTCTGGCTTGTATCATCACTGATCCGCCACCACTCATTTTTTTGGCCATGCTTTTCGCTATGGCAGTGCCGCGAGCACGCTCATACTTGCTCAAACGACCATCTTTGTTCAGATCGCTTTTGACGGGATCGAGTGTCACCTGCCCACCAGTAGCACCTTTGTATTTCCCGCCCATGCGCTTGTATTCTTGCACCATCCAACCATTTGCATAAGCGGACGGATATACGTCGAATTTTGCTTTGGCCTTGGCTTTTGCCTTGCGGTACAGAGAAGGATTCGCCACGTTGTCAGGGACATCACTCGCAGACCCGCCCTTTTTCAGCTTGATCGCCTCTAGCGTCTTGGCTTGTTTCGCGTGAGTGTTGCTGGCTTTCTTCAAAGCCTTCGCCACCTTTTCGATTTTTTGTTTTGCCATCACCTCATTCTCATGTTGGGGAACCGTAAAGACCTTCGGTCGAACAGATTTTGTTGCGGCAGGCTAGCAACCCCTGCTATCGGCTGCACTGGCGGAGGCGGTGCTACAGTAACCGGAGGTTTTGTTGCCGCAATCTGTAGAGGCGGTGCAACAGCAACCTGTCGAGGCGGTGCAACAGCGACCTGTAGAGGCGGTGCTACAGCAACCGGAGGGGGTGTTGTTGCCGCAACCTGTGGAGGCGGTGCAACAGCAACCTGTGGCGGTGGCGTCACAGCAACCTGTGGCGGTGGCGTCACAGCAACCTGTGGGGCTGCTGCGGGAGCCGCTGGTCGCGTGCCGCCTCTGCCTTGATAATTATCCGCAAAATCAATTTGGTCTTGCACACTGCCGCCAGGTACAAAGCCCATCTGGTCCGCCATACCGTCTGACATATTCACACCCGTGCTTCCGCCAGTGAAAGGCTCGCCGCCAGCGCCAACCCCAGCGGAGACATTTGGGGCAACTGTTGGCACGGTGGGCATTTGACTCATAATTTCGTCGGTGATTTGTTTCCGCAAAGCCTCAACGTCGATTTGCTGTGGCATTTGCCCCCGCAAAGCCTCGATTTGCTGTGAGATCGGGTCAACTGCGGCTTGAATCTCTGTGGCTCTTTGTTGCTGGATGGAAGCCGGATCAAGCTGAGCTGCTTGCAACGCTTGCACTCTTTCTTGCAAACCCTCTCGCTGTCTTTGTCCTGTTTGCAGCGCCTCTTCGACCAAACGACCTGTCGCTTGGTAGTCTCCGCGAAGAGACTCAAGATCAGCAGCGGAGGCTCTACCTTCTAACGCGGCTCGTAACGCTTCTATATCCGCTAGGGAGGCTCTACCTTCTAACGCGGCTCGTAACGCTTCTATATCCGCTAGGGAGGCTCTACCTTCTAATGCCGCTTGCAAATTTTCTATATCCGCTAGGGAGGCTCTACCTTCTAATGCCGCTTGCAAATTTTCTATATCCGCTAGGGAGGCTCTTCCTTCCAGTGCTGCTTCCAAATCTTCTTGCGTGATGCCTTGCTCTTCGAGCAAACCAATCTGTCGAATGATTTCTGCTCGTTCTGCACCGGCATCCCCCAGACCTTCAGCTTGTTCTCCAAGAGCTTTTTCTAATGCCTGTAATTCTTCTGCACTAGCGCGTCCTTCGAGCGCATTGTTCAAGGCGCTGATTTGAGATGATAAGTCGGCTCTGCCAGTCTCCGTTACAGCACGCAAATTCTCAATGTCTGTTGCCCTTGCTTCGCCCAATTCAGTTCGTAGATTGTCGAGTGCAGAATTGATCTGGTCAGGACTTAGAGTTCCATCTCTCAAAGCGTTTTGAATGCTTTCAGAAACTTGCCCTTGAGAGATTTGACCGTCTTTTAGCGCTTCGATTTTTTGAAAGAGATCTCGTCGCTCTTCGCTGGCCGTGCCGACGAAATCATCGGCTTCGGTTTTTAGGCTATCCAATCGCGCTTGGATCTCTTCAATCGGCAAGCCCTCGATGTTACCCTTCAGCACTTCGACTGAGTTTTCTATGTTGCCAAGCAGAGTTTCACGCTCCATCCGCAAAGCATCAGTCTGTGCTTTCGTCTCAGTTTCGACGTCGCTTTGAATCGTAACCAAATCGTTTCTGACAGAGTCGATTTCGCCTTGGATTGCTTCGGCGGCAGCTTTTTGGGAGCCAGTGAGTTGCTCATCGCGACGATCAAGTTCTTGATTGATTTCTTGTTTGGTGTCGGTGAGTGTTGACCCTAAATCACTGATTCGCGACTTCACATCGTCAATCAAACTGGTCTGACGATCTTCTAAACTTCCAATCGCCTGGTCTTGTGCCTCTTTTACTTTTTGTTGGGACTCAGCAAGCTCGTCTCTTGCTTTGTCAATATTCGATTGAAGCGTGTCGACCAGATTTTGTTGTTCAGCCTTGATATTGGCTCGCTCTTCGATACCTTGCGCCTTTAGTCTTTCGCTCTCAGCTTGTAACGATTCTTTGACGCCAGCCAGTCGCTCTTCCAAAGCCTTCACAACTTCTGATCGCTCAGCGGCTTGTGCAGCCGCTGCTGAAGCTGTTTCTTGTCCAACCTCTCGCCTAAGCTCTGCCAAAGCAGCCTCACGCGCAGAAATTTGACGAGCTTCTGAAGCTTCTTGTGCCTGAGTGAGTTGTGCTTGACCTGCTTGTTGTGCTTCCGTCAATGCTGCTTCAAGATCACCAAGCCCTTGTTCACGAGCTTCGCGAGTTAAATTTTCTAGTTCATCAAAACCAGCTTCACGAGCTTGACTTAGCCTGTCTGCGAGATCAGTTAAGCCCCTTTCACGCGCTTGATTCTGAAGCTCATCAAGCTTTGCAATAGCCGCCTCACGAGCTGCTGTCTGTCCAGACTCTGCGTCTTTTTGTCGCTGAATCAAATCTTCAAACCGCTCATTCAACAAAGCCTCTTGCTCGGCTTTCTGTTCCGCCAGCATCTCTCGATATTGTCGCGCTTGGTTTCGCGCGGCGTCGTCTGCAAAATCCAAGGTCCGCAAAGTAGGCGTCGTTGGCGTTGGACCTGCACCTCGATCAAAAACTGGACGATTCAGCAGAAAATCTTGTAGCCCGGCAAAAGGGGATGCTTGACTTGCGTACTCTGCTGCTGCTCTGTCTAGTTCTGATTCAGCCATTTACATCACCAGTTTTTACACGACCAATACGATGCCGCAAAAACGTCTTTTTTCTTTTCTACCGCATCGCAATTGTGGCGAGCGCGAAAAGATTTGCGTCGATCTGGTTGGTCTTTTTTGATTGACATTTTGGGGTCGCCATAACGCACAATTTTGACTTGATCGCCTTTTTTTGCCAACACAGCAAATTTTTTGTTTTTGCCCGGCGTTCGTTTTTGTTGGTTGTAAGCGGGGAACGACTCACCTCGGTAAATGAGTCGTCCCGATTTTGTGCGTTTCACGTCAGAAGTATCAGCCATAAGACTTTATCAGTTCTAAAATGATCATATATGTGTCACCGCTTGAGTGGCCGACCGTCGTGAAATCCAGATCGCCCGTTTTACCGCTACCGGCGTTGTTGGGTATGCCAGAAAAATCACCGTAGTCGTGATAACCGTTTGAGTCCTCACTCAGCCCGATTGCCAACACGTTACTGGTCGCGTCAAACTCAATTTTGACGGACATGCCCGTACACTGCCACCAAATACGATTGATTTGGACGCCAGAGCAGGCAACTCCGCGCGCGTTGCTATTCAAGGCAGACACATCAACCTTTTTTACTGCCGATTCACCTGTACCGTCGCTGGCGTTGGTGAACTTCAAGACAGCAATTCGCTCGCCGTCTTGAATAGTTTGGCTCGTTACAGCATCAGCCATAATTCACCCCCTATAATTCAGTTGAGGCGGTGCGCTCTTTCATCGCAGTGATGTAGTCAACGGTCATGACCTTCGCCGCTGCTGCGCCATTCTGAATGCCAAAGCTAACAGTAAGGTCTTCGTCGTCGGGCGCGTTAGTCGAAACAACAGTGCCGACCTCTGCATTGTTCTGAAAGACATGGAACAACTGATCTTTTGGATCGAAAACGAATCCCACAGTCATGAAGGTGTCATCAGCCATGACCGTTGGCAGGTTCAGCGTTGACTGAGTGCCGTCTTTTTCAACGATAAACTGTAGCGTGGTGCTGCCATCTGTCAGCAAGAAAAATATGCCGTCACTGACATCTAATGGTGAGGTGTCGGTTATTTGCAAACCGATTACTACATCGCTTGCATCCGCGTCTGAGGTCTTAAACCTTGCGTTGAAAGCGAGTTGCTTGCCAGACTCAAACTTGAAGCCCTCTTTGACCAGTTGCAGGAAATCGTTATCGTTATCGGCATCGTCGTTAGTGATGACTAAAAGGCCACCATCTCCGTCACCAAGTGCCTCAGAAGCATTACCTGATCCGCCCTCTGTGGTCGTAATCGTCCAGTCGCTTGCTAAGTAAGTATCGAAATCGTTGTGGTAAACGTGATATTTCGCTGGAGCAGGCATCTTTAGTTTGCCTAACGTGCTGCTGCCAGAGACGTTGGTCACTCCACTAGTAAAATGAGTTGTCATAACAGTTCTCCTTTTTGAACCAGTAATCAGACCATCTGATTACCATTTGACCCTTCGAGTTTAGGTTAATCGCAAGCACAAAAAAAGGGGGCCGTGGCCCCCTTCTATAGCTTGCTGTCTACGCGCCTTGAGAGCCGTAGATGCCTCGCCAGTCCGAGAACCCGAAGCTGTAACGCTCACGAGCCTTGTATCGGATGTTACCAGTCGTGAAGTCAGGCTCCATGCTGGTTTCCATGGCGGTGCGTTGGAACATCTTGAGACCTTCACCAGCATCGGTGACAGTCGTCAAAATGAAGTACGCATCAGGGTCAGTCAAATAGTGATTGACCGTGTAGCCGCCGGGCAGTACGCCAGTGTTGCGGATCGCGTTGATGTCGTTGTCTGCAGTTCCCGAACGCAAAGTAGAGTTCAGGATTCGGTCTGCAACGAATACCAACTGTGGCGGTACAACAAGTTTGGTTGCCTGCACTGAAATTGTAAGGCCTCTATCGTCAGTAAACGTGCTGATATCAATAAGGGCGTCTTCCAAACTCGTCTCATTCAGGTCAGCCATCGTGGTTGCGCGGTTGGCCGCTGTGCCACCACCCGCAAGCGGGTGTGCTGTGTTGATCAACGATACCCCGTCACCGCCAGTAAACGAGCTGCTGAAAGCGTTGTTGAGTACGTCTGCACCTTTGACCTCTTTAGTGTTAGCCATAGATCGGGCCAAAGCCTTCACATACCGCTTACCTAAACTGTCATAAAGATTATCTTCCACCGCTTCATCGGTTAACGAAAACGCTAAGGCGATGGTGTCGTGTGTATAACGTGCAGAGAAAGACTCGGAAGCGTTGTCAAAGACTACGCCTTGTCCCTCTGTTTTTACAGGGGCACTACCAAAGCCCGTAATCAGCACCTCTTCCTCGAAGGCGCGTTGAGAATCCTCTAATGCAAACAGTTCCTCATACTCGCGGTCGTAAGAATCGTAACTCATTCCAAACAATGCGTTTAAGCCGGGTTCCAATTCTTTCGCTAATTGTGCTCCT